GCGCTCGTGCGCCACGCGACCGGCGAGAGGTAGTAGGTGTCGCGCTCGGTGACCTCCAACTGCTTCCCGAAGACGGAGCCGCCGTAGAGGATCACGTCAGCGATCGCGTCCGCGATGACCGCGCTGGTGTCGGAGTCGTTCAGTTGGGTCGAGACGTAGCCTGAACCCAGCGGGCCGATCAACGCGCGCCGTACACGCGGGATCATCGACCGGACATCGGCCTGATCTGTGACCGGCCCGGACATCTACCTCCCTAGCCCGTTTGGGCCGGAGCCTCCGGGGTCGCGACTTCCTCGCTCTCGCTGCGCTTGCCCATCTTGGGCGTTCCGGAGGGCGAGACGGCTGCTCCCGTTTCCTCAACTGGAATTGCGGGTTGGTCGGCCTGCTTCTGGCCGCGCTCAAGGCGGTCCTGCTCGGCCTTGCGGTTGCGCTCGGCCTCCTCGGCGCGCTTGGCCGCTGCCTCCTCGGCGCGCTGGCGAATGGCCTCCTGCTCCTCCGGGTTCACCGGGTCGGGGTTCCGGGCTGAGCCGGGGTCACCGATCGGACGGCGGTTGGCGATCTCCGTCGCCGCCGTCTTGAGCTTGAAGGTGCCGTTCGTGAAGGGGTTGTCCTCGTCCTTCGTCGGGGCGTTCGCCGTGAGGATTTGCTCCTCCTCGGTGAGCCACACGGACGCGCCCGGTTCGACGCTGATGCCGGTCGGCTCGCCCTTCTGAAGCACGACAGCGCCCACGTACCCGGCGCTCTCGTTGATGAACTCTGATCTCTCGTCGGCCATTGCCTGTCCTCCTGTTGCCGGTGCCTGTTGCTCCTAATCTACGAGCGGCCTCAGACGAGACGGGGGCCGCTGGAAGCGACCCCCTCGTTCGCGCCCCATCGGGGCGAATCCGGCTAGGTGAGGACGATCCGGCCGATCCGTCCGCGACCCGCGCCGTAGAGGAGCATCCCGGCGTCGCGCGCCGTCTCCCAGCGGGTGAAGAAGGACGGGAGGCGAAGCTGCTGGACCTTGGCCGTGCCGCCGTAGTAGGTGAGGCGACCGGCGCGGCGACCGACGATCCAGAGTTCGTCGTCCGGCAGGACGAAGTTGCCGACGAAGTTCTCGAAATTCTCCACCTGCACGACCGGGTAGCCCTTGTATTGCCCGATCTGGCCGGTGTTGAAGATTCGCTCCGCGACGTTCTGCCCGAAGGTCAGCCCGACCTTCGCGAGCTTCCGCACCGCGCGCCGCGTTCCGAGGATCGTGATGTCCCCGTCGCTGAACCCGGCGACGACCTCGACCACGGAGTCCACCTGGGTATCCGTGAGCGTCGAGGCGGCGAAGGAGCCGTAGGTCGAGCCGCCGATGATCGACGCCTGGATCAACTCGATCAGGCGGACGACCGGAAGCTGCCTCAGCTTCTCCTCGGCCTGGCCGACCAGCTTGTCGAACGTGCCCCAGAAGTCGGTCGCGATCTCGTCCTGATGGAAGTCGAGCGCGGTGACCATCTCCTCGCGGGGCATCTGGGTCCGCTCGTAGCGGATGATGTCCGACATGATCTGGCCGCCCTTGCCCTGGAAGTAGGCACGGAGGCCGCGCAAGTCCTCGTCCACGTAGTCCGGGTCGCCCAGCCCGACCGTCTTCCGCTCGATGATCTGCGGAATGATGTCCTGGCTCATGGCATCGGACCATGCGATGTTCAGGAGGTCGTAGGCGAACTCCTCCAAGTCGGTCGGCACGCGCCGGAAGTGTGCGCCCAGATCGGCGTTCGACTGCTCCTTGAGCCGCGCCAGTTCGGTCGCGTCCTCAGTCGCCTGGATGCGGCGCAGGGTGTCGAAGATCAGGGCGTCCACTTGGTTCTCCTTAGCTCTGGCTCGTGTCTCCGTTGCCTACCCGTGGCCTAGAACTGGCCCCGGAGGCTCCTGACGTTGAGGATCTTGTCGGAACCGACCGTCCGGACTGAGATGACCTCAAAGACCGAATCGATGTCGGCGTTCGCGTTTGGTGCCCACGATCCGGCTCCGGACTTGCCGGTCGGCCGTGCGCCGTCTGCATCCCAGCCGATCAGGTCACCGGGGTTGTAGGTCCGGTTCGGATCGACCAGCGTCAGGACGAAGGCACCGCTGTAGTAGCAATGCACGTACCCGCCCTGTGCGATTGCCTGGTTCCGAATCTCGTTCGGGCCAAGCGCGCTCGGGCCGGTGTTCGGATCGGGCACGTCCACCGGACGCAGCGCGATCGCAAGTTGGGTGATGGGGTCGGAGGCGTTCGCCTTCCTGACGACGAGCTTGCCGCCGGAAGCTGCGGGGACAACGGCCTCGCCGGGAGTGATCGTCCCGCTGGCGGTCCTGTCGGACCAATGCTCGCCAGGGAAGGCGACGGTGACGTTCGGCAGACTGCCGGTGCCGGTGAGCGGGAAGCTGCCCTGTGTGGCCGTCATGCGTGGTTCTCCTTACTCCTCGTCGGCTCTACGACTTCTTGGCGGGAATGAGTCCCCGCATCACGGATGACCTCTCCGAGTCGGACGGCTCCTTCGTGCCGCCGTCGCCGGACCCACCGGAGTTGCCGCCCACCTGTGAGCGCGCGACCTCCTCGCGGGAGAATTCCGAACCGCCGTTGCGGGATGCGGCCTCACCGCTGCCGCCGTCGCCGCCCTTGGCATCCGGCTCACCGGGACCGCCTGCGTCCGGCTGGACGCCGACCATCTCGGCAACCTCTTGCAGACGCGCGGTCCAGTCCTCGTCGGACAGTTTCGACGCGTCCTCCTGAAGTCGGGTCTGGGTGAACTCCCCCAGCTTCGACTTGAAGTCCTTGCCCAGCTTGCCCAGACGCTCGTCGCGGAGCTTGACCCGGTTGGCCTGCTCCTCGGCGTCCTTGAGCTTGCCCTCGGCCTCCTCGGCGCGAGTCTCGGCAGCCTTCTGCTTCGTCTCGGCCTCCTCGACCTTCCGCTCGGCCTCGGTCTTCGCCTCCTCGGCCTCGCGCGCCTTCGCTTCGGCGGCGTCGAGGGTGTCCTTGGTCGGGCGAGCCGTTAGCTCGGCGTACTCGCTGCGGGGGACTTCGACGTTATCCATTCGGGGCTTCTTTCTCCTGGGCGTTCGGTGTTGCCTGTCGTGGTGTGCCCTGTCGTGGGCTTGCGCGACTTCCTCTTGGAAAACCTCTAGGTGGGCCTTGTCGTAAGCCCCCGTCGCCCCCTCTGATCCGAATATCAATCCGGTTCCGGTGAAGACGACGTTTCCTAATATACGAGCGCCCAGGCCGGACGCCTCCGAGAGATGCGCACACCAGTTCTTTCGCTCGCCACCGTCTGCGAGCTTCTGGAAGACCTGACCGCACTCCGCGCAGGAGTAATGGGGGGAGATGCACTCCATGGACTGCATGAGCGATCCCTGTTCGTAGTTGGTCTGGGCCTCCTCGCACACATCGGGGAACCTGTGCTTCCAGAGACACAGGGAAGTGTCGATGCGTGACCGGGGAACGCTGTCGGCCTCCGGGGTCAGCAGCTTGGCGTCAGCGATTGTCCCAACCGCAGTTCGGGGATCGTGCATGACCGTTACCGGCATCAGCATGGGGGTCAGGGACTTGATCGCAAGCTCCCCGGCCGTCCATTGCTGGCCGTTGCGGTTCGGCGCGTCGGCCTCGACGTAGTTGCCCCGCAGCCACATCAGGTTCTCGTTCGGCGCGAGCTTCTTCAAGTCCTGGGCGAACGCGAACTCCTCTATTTCACTCTCGCCGGGAGTGAATGGCGAGACGGGGGCGACGATGTAGAGCTTGTCGCCACGCTCAAAGATCAGCGGCTCAGGATTCACGAAAGCTCCCCCGTGTCGTCGGTTATCCCGGTGAAGACGGCCACGAGTAGGGCGCTCGGAATCGTGTAAGGGAGGCCGTCATCGCTGTTCGTGAACTCGATCACCGGCTCATCGATGCCGCGCACGTTGCCGGGGTTCACCCTGGCCGTCCCGGCGGTGATCGGATACGGGCTGAGCGTGTCGGCCACGGCAGCGAGGGAGGAGAGCTTTGGCGGCGTGGTCGGACATGCCTCCGTGATCGGGGCAACCCGATCCACTCCGAAGCTGATCTTGGCGATCGCGCTGAGCTTCCCGATCACCCAGCCGTGAGGAGCCTGGACCCGGTTGTAGAAGCAGACCCCCGCTTCCGG